GTGAAGCCCATTATCATGTATGGGAAAACCCGACAATTTTTAATAGCATTTCGTTTAAAAGTGAAATTATTATAGGTCATCAATCACCTTTTTTTTGGGAAAACGTTATTACCGCCCTTCTCTCCGACTGGCGCAAGTACACGGCTAAGCGGCCGTTTGAATTGCAGCCGGAGGCGATGTTTATTACCAGGGGGAAGTGGTGGAGTAATAAGCCAATATTTTTCCGAGGCGACAATTGGTATATTGATTTACCGTATCTGGACATTGAACACTCCCTCCCCGACCTCTGGCCAGAACAGCCGGATGAAAAAGCGATAATCTCCAGAGAGGAGGTGATGAATGACAAAAATGACTAAAAAACCGAGAGTGATTGTGGTTAGGGAGCCGTGCCAATTTTGGTGTTATTATCGTAATATATGTGTCCTTACATGCACGAATCGTAATTGTGGGAAGGGGGACCCCCGCGACGGCAACTGCATTTTGAACAAAGGCCCGATGATGGTGCGGAATGTTGAATAGTTGCCCCCAAATAATTTTTTTGAAGGAGTATAAAAAATGGTTGTGAAAACTGCACCTGATGGATTAATGAAATTAGCTGAAGAATGGTGCCAAGAATTATTTGAAAATTTAGAAGACCCTAGGGTTTTTATTTGCGGTGGATTTATTCGTTCCTATTATCTAGGTGAAAGACCATCTGATATGGATATCTATTTTCAATCAAAAGAGACAGAACAACATACAATAGAAATATTAACTAAATTCTATGGTAAACCCAGTTTTGAAACTGATAGAGCGGCCACATTTATTAACAAAGGAAAAATGATTCAAGCAATTAAAATCCTGCATGGTTCACATATAGAAATTTTAAAAGAATTTGATTTCACAATATGTAAAGCAATACTCAACTACTATGATAGAATTCTTTACTTAGATGACAATTTCTTTGAACACTTGGCTTCTAGAATTTTAATTTTTACTGGGTCAAAATATCCAATTTCATCTTTGTCTAGAGCTTTCAAATTTGTTAAGCGGGGATTTCATATCTGTGATGGCTGTATTCTTGATATTGTTAAAGCAATTTCTGATCAAGTTGATTTCAAAAACCCCGAGATCTTACAAGAACATCTTGATGGTATTGATCCAAATGGATTTAGAATTCGAGTCATAGACTAATGGAAATGATTTATTGGTGGTGGTAAAATTAGTAGAGGAGGAAAAAATGAAACAAGAAAAAATTAAATTTGTTTATGGCCTAGTTGATGAGTTGAATGAAATTTATTCTATTCTTGCATTGACCGACGAAGAAGCAAAAGACTTGAATCGTGATGTATCTTTAAGAATGGGGGTTGATTTTTCATGGAAAAAATTATCTACTTTTGTTGTTGTCTCATCATGTAATATTGGTGGAAACAACAAAAATATTCGGATGGGTTAAATTGTTGTATTTTATGGAGGTGTGTTATATATAAAATATGAATATTCTAATAGGAATTGATTATTCAATTAATTCACCTGGGTTTTGTTGTATTGATACTAGTAAAGAATTTAAATTATATAATATTAAATTTTTTACTCCTGTGATTGAAGAAGCAGGAAATTTTGTTTATTATAAATTGAAAGAAACATCTAGTCATATTGAAAAATATACTCAAAATGCTTTTGCTTTGCATGATGCAGTATTTCATGAATTTCCACAAGCAAGAGCAAAGGCAGCAATGGAAGGATATTCTTTTGGGTCAAAAGGAAAGATTTTCAATTTGGCCGAAAATGCAGGGATATTAAAAAGAGTTCTTTGGGAAAGTCGTATACCTTTTAAGATCTATCAACCACAAACAATAAAAAGGTTTGCAACAAATAATGGAAGATCGGATAAAGAACAAATGTTAAAAGCATTTGAAATAGAAAATGATGTTGCTGCATTGTATTATTTCAATATTAGCAATAAAAAATATTTTAAGGTGGTTTACGATTTTGTTGATTCTTATTATGTATTGAAAATGTTATGGTGTGAAGAACAAATAAGAAACGGGGGTAAAGTAGAAAATATGGAATTTTTCTTAACAGAAAATAAAAATGGTATAAGTTTATTAAATGAGGAGTTTATTTTCTAAAATCTAGTAAAAAGTGTATATAATTATATTAGGAGGAAGAAAATGATAAAAAATTTTGTCATATTTGGGTTATTGTTTATGTTTACATGTATTTTTTTGTTAATGATGAATGAGAATATAATACTAATGGAAAAGGTTAAGATTTTAGAGAAAGAAAATATTGAAATGCAAACAAAAGCTGATTATGTTGATGCATTAGTAGATGAAAACACAAAAATGAAGTTTTTTTCACACGCAATGAAATTGCAATTTCCTAAATTTTTTGAAATATGTAAAAATGTATGGCACAATTCAAAAGAACACAATTTAAACCCTTACTTAATGATGGCAATTATTCATCATGAGTCAGGGTTTGATCCAAATGCGATTGGCAAAACTGCTGATTTTGGTCTAATGCAGATAAATTTAAAAACTTGGCAATCATATTTTAATTTAACTCTTGATAAACTTTTTGATGTTGAAGAAAACATCAAAATAGGGTGTTATATTTTTAGACATTACTTGAATCAATCAAATAATGAAATAGATGCATTAATTAAGTATAATCAGGGGTATTCAAAAAAAGAATCTATTTACCCCCGATATATAACCAAATCGCCTTTCTATAAAGGAGGGATTTAAGTATGGAATTTATTATTCAATTTTTGGAATTATTTTTAGATATTGTAAAAGATTTAGCCGTTCAATTAGGACCAAAAAATAAAGGAATAAAAAAGAAAGTAATTGCTATTTTTGGATCATTTTCTTTTTTTATTGTATGGTTATTTCTTATTTGCACGTTTTTGTTTTTAATTGTCGTGTCAGTCAGAATGGCATTCTCAATTGATATATGATTAAAATAAGAAGTTTAACTGTCTTTCAACCAAACATTTTAGTTGTAAATATTTATGGATGTAATTTAAATTGTCGTTCCTGTTTTGTCAATAAAGACGAAGCAAATTTTAATTTGTATAGACTTGAGGATTTGGTTGATGAATGCATTAAAATTATTTCAAATTTTAGTGAACGCCCTATTGTCGTATTAAGTGGAGGTGAACCATCAATTGAATTAATAAATATGAAAAAACTTATCACTCAAATAGATGACAGACTACCTATAGTACAGAAGTACATAATTGAGACAAATGGTATAGTTTCTCCATCAAAGTGGTTATTACATGATGATTTTATTAATTCTCACAAATTGCGCATTCATATTTCACCAAAATTGAAAAATAGAACTTCAACAAATATAGGAATAGCGTCTCAAGCGAGAACATTAGCAGGATGTTTTGTTTATTTAATTAAGCGCAAATTTAAAAGATTTCTATTGTCATTTATGATAGAAAATGTAGAAGATTTGAGTGACGTTTTTGATTTCATGAATAAATCAATATCACACGTAAAGACAAGAATGAAACTGGATAACGATTTCATTTTTAAGTTTTTCAAAGAGCACACAAGAATGTATTGTATTGGGAATTATTTTAATCCAATGACGTCTGAAACGTGCAATGAAATATTACGTGAATATAATAAAATAGTATTAATTAACCCCTGGTTTAATTGTTTTTTTGATTTAGATAATTTTCCACAAAATCTGGATAAATTATAATTGTTATTAAATTCTAACAGTCTTATCTAATCAATATATAATTATATTTGGAGCACATATGAAATTTTATACAAATGCGGTTATAAAAAGTAACTCAGTTTGGTTGAAAGGATATGATGATAAAGGAAAAAGTGTTATTAAAGAAATGCCTGATGATTTTGAATGCTATATAAAGTCAAATAATAGTTCAAGTTTAGATCGCGGGGTTAATGGAGAAAAATTAGAAAAATATAAATTTGACCGGATAAATGAATTTTTTGATTTTTGTAAAAAATACAAAGAAGATAATGCAATTGAACCATATGGTGTTGTTTCTCCATTATATCAGGTAATTCAAAAAAATTGGCCACAAAAAATTGATTTTGATTTGAATAGTGTTCGTATTTTTTACATAGACATTGAAACACAAACTAATTCTGATTTTGATGGAGATTTTGTAAGACTAGTGAATGAAGCAGATCGTGAGGTTTTATCAATATCAATTAAAGATTCCAAAACGGGAAATTTTTATGTATTAAGTACAGTAGATTTTGATAAAGAAAAAATAAAAAGTGAAATATTAAAAAATAATATTTCAAAGGATAAAATACAATTTAAAAAATTAGACAGTGAAGCAGATTTGCTTGTTGCTTTTATTTATATTGTAAAAAAAGCTCAACCATACATTTTTACTGGGTGGAATGTTGAATTTTTTGATATTCCATTGCTATGTAATAGAATAACAAGAAAACTGGGGAGAGAATTTGTTCAACATTTATCACCGTTTGGCGTCTCAAAGAATAAAAGAAAAGTATCGTCTGACAATAGAGTAATTATTTACGACGACCCGTGTATTCAGATTTTAGACTATATGGAGTTGTATAAGAAATTTACTTATAAAAATCGTGAATCATATAGTCTAAATTATATATCTAGTGTAGAGTTGAAACTTGAAAAATTAAAATCAGATAATGAAAAAGCAATTTTTGAATTACATGAATCTAACCCACAATTATTTGTTGAATATAATATTTGGGATGTTGAACTAGTTTCAAAACTTAATGACAAATTGAAACTATTAGATTTGGCTATTACCATTTCGTATAAATCTGGAATTTTATTTCAAGATGTTTTTTCACCTGTTAAGACTTGGGACATTTTAATTTACAGATATTTAAAAAATAAAAATTTACAGACAATCCCAAATGAAGATCATTTTAAAGTACCATATCCTGGGGCATATGTTAAAACCCCAGAAATTGGATTTCATAAATGGGTTATGGCTTTTGATTTGAATTCTCTTTACCCTAATTTGGGAATTAGTTGTAATTTGTCAAATGAAGTATTAGTTGATAATACGTTGAATTTTTCAAAAGATTTTGATTTTCTCAGTTTTCATCGATATCATGATGCTGAAGTAAAAAAAGATTTTGACGTTCGAATGTCAAAATTAGTAGATGAAATTTTATTTGGTCAAAATAAAGATTTTGATTTGGCAATGAAATATGCTAAAGAGAATAATTTAGTTTTTACGATCAATAAGTCATTTTGGAAAAAAGAACCTCAGGGGGTAATAAGTGTCATTATGGAAGAATTCTATAATAACAGGGTTGAAATTCAATCTAAAATAAAAAGTATAAAAAAGAAAGGAAAGAAAAAAGAAGAATATATTGATATGGATTTGAGCCAGACCGCTTTGAAATATCTTTTAAATTCTGGTTATGGCGGGTTGGCAAATGAATATTTTCGATATTTTAATACAAAGTTAGCGTCATCTTTTACGATGATGGCTCAAATTATTACTCTGTCCTTGGAGAAATATTTAAATAAAGTTCTTGACCACGGTAAAGTAATTTATGCCGATACTGATTCAATTTATGTATGCCTAGATGATTATGTTTTGGCGAAAAATCTTATATCAAATGAAGAAATTGTTGGGGAATTATTAAAATATAAAAATGTAATTTTTGAAAGAATAAATGAATGTCTAAAATTGATTGGCGACAAATTCAACTTTTGTAAAAATACTCTTGAAATGAAAATGGAATTTGTTGCAAGTATAGGTTTGTGGTGTGCTAAAAAGAATTACGTGTTGCGAATGATTACTGACGGGGATACTATATTAGAAAAGCCAACTCTAAAGATGATGGGCATACAAGTAATTCGATCTTCTACCCCCGACGCAATAAGATCAAATCTTACCGAGTTCATTGATATAGTATTAGATAATGATTTTAAAACATTGGTGTCAAAGATAAAAGAGTACAAAGAGAAATTTTTTAAAATGTCGCCTCAACAGATTGCCTTTCCTCGATCTTTGACAAATTTGACAAAATGGTTTGATCCTAACTCTATTTACATAAAGGCAACTCCTATTCATGTTCGAGGGGCTCTTATTTATAATCACTATATTGACAAATTGAAATTGATAAACAATTATTCTCCAATAAAAAATGGGGACAAAATAAAATTTTTGTATTTAAAAATGCCAAACCCATTTCATGAAAACGTTATTTCATTTCTAAATGATTTCCCATCCGAGTTTAATTTAGAACAATATATTGATTATGATTTACAATTTGAAAAGACGTTTATTGCCCCTCTAAATAATTTGACCAGTGCTTATGGAAAAAATTTAATAAGAGCATTGAATTTTAGTGGGTCAAATATTTTGTCATTTTTTTCATAATTTTTTTTTTCATAATAATGGAGGAATTAAAATGGATTTGTTTTCTAGGATTAAAAAAAACAACGCGTATGCTAGGGTTGCATCTGAGGGATTGATTTCTGACATCAAATGGTATATCCCAACAGGATCGTTTCTTTTTAACGCACTTTTATCTGGGTCACTTTTTGGTGGTATGGCTGGAAACAAAATTATTGGATTTGCTGGCCCGCCCAGTTCTGGCAAAACACTATTGACTATTAGTGTTTTGAAAAATTACTTAGCAATGTCTCCTTACCATAAGGTAATTTATTTTGATACAGAAGGAGCAATAGATAAGCAGATGTTGTTAGATCTTAAAATAGATTTACAGAGATTCATGCATGTTCCTTTAAAAAAATTGGAAGATTTAAAAAATCAGTATATTCAAATTTTGGATTTAATTATAAAAGATCGTGGTGAAAATTCATTAAACAACCCTGAAAAATTCTTTTTTGTTGTTGATTCACTGGGGATGATGACCACCGACAAAGAAGTATCTGATAGTTTAGAAGATAAAAATGCAGCAGATATGGGGTTAAGAGCAAAATTGATAAAGAGTATTTTCAGATTGTCAACAATGGATTTGGCTTTTTTGCAATATCCATGTATCATTACTTCTCACACCTATGATTCAATGGAGAAATATAAACCATCCGGTATTTCTGGTGGTAAAGGATTAATTTTTTCTGCTTCTTTTGTAATTGAACTTTTTCCGTCAAAAGACAAAGAAGGTACAGAAGTTGTAGGAATTATTATGACAGCAACAGCACGTAAATCTAGGTTCACAAAGCAATGGAGAAAAGTGCAAATTGGATTAAGTTTCAATAATGGAATTGATCCATACTATGGGTTGTTAGATTTTGGAGTTGAGAATGGTGTTATTACAAAGGAAGGCAGAAAATTTGTTTTTCCTGATGGCAACAAACATTTTAAAGACGACATTGAAAAAAATCCTGAAAAAGTTTTTACTCAGGATGTTTTGATTGCTTTAGATGTCGCTGCAAAAAAATATTTCTGTTATGGTCAAGAAGAAATTACCGTAGAAACTCAGCCCGTTAAAGAGGAATTAAAAGATATTGAGCCGACAGTACAAGATAAAATTATCAAAACTGTTGATAGCGAGGATATAGAAGAAATAGATGAAATTTTGGCCGAATCAGGGGGTATTTTGGCGGATGAAGATATCTAAAATTATAATCAAATAATTTATAATTTTAAAATCTTCTGATGACAACTGAATTTTTAATTTTAAAAAATCTTTTTCATAATAAAGAATACGTAGAAAAGGTTATTTCTTTTTTGCGTGATGATTATTTTCAAAATGAAGAAGACCAAAGAATAAGCAAATTTGTCAGATCTTTTTATAATAAATATCAAAAACTACCGCCATATTCTATTATTGAATTATTTTTTAAAGAAAAAGATAAATCAATTTCAGAAGATCAGTTAAAAACAGTTCTTGATAGAATAAATGAAATTAAAAATAGTCAGCAAGAAGAATGTGATTTATCCCATTTATTGGAAGTAACAGAACAACATTTCCAAGAAAAGGCATTATATAATGCTTTAATAAAATCCATTTCACTATATGATAAAAAAGAAAATTTAAATTCAATTCCAACAATTGTTG